GTTGTCTTCAGGCAAACGTTACTAAGAACGGTATCTTTAACCTTTCTTCGGACGCTGATGGTCGTTGGTCTGCTGAGAAGTTCAAGGGTCTGGTTGTACAACTTGACCGCGAAGCGAACGTAATCGCAAAAGAAACTCGTCGCGGTAAGGGTAACGTAATCATCTGTTCTTCAGATGTTGCGACTGCTCTGTCTGCTTCTGGTATGTTGGATTACACTCCTGCAATGTCTACTCAACTTCAGGTTGATGACACAGGTAACACCTTCGCTGGTACATTGAACGGACGCATCAAGGTCTACATCGATCCTTATGCACAAACCGACTATGTAACTGTTGGATATAAGGGTACTAACCCTTATGACTCTGGTGTTTTCTATTGTCCTTACGTTCCTCTGACTATGGTCAAGGCCGTTGGGGAAGACACTTTCCAACCGAAGATCGGTTTCAAGACTCGTTACGGCATGGCTTCGAATCCTTTCGTGGGTGCAACACCTGCTGACGGTCTCGCTGCGGCTAAGAGTAACCAGTACTACCGTATCTTCCGTGTGGACAACATCCTCACATAAGATAAAAAATAAAAAGAAACTCGAAAGAGTCATTTTTTGGGGGGACGCTGCAGTCCCCCCTTTTTTATGCATATATAATAATGGTACGACATGGTAGTCTCCTAGTGAAAGGAAGCATAACTTAAAGGAGCATGTAGTATAAAATGGTTAATACTAGCGCTAGTGTTGATTCCGTTTTCTGCCCATTCTGAAACGGTAATCAATTATGATGATGGATCGACATACACTCTATCCGAAGGCGAGAAAATTTACATCGCCAAACGTAAGTTGTTCACACAGAAAAACTACAATAACGGTAATGTGTATTTTACACTTCAGAAAGAACATACCAAGAGAGATTATGTTCCCGATCCAGACGGAACCGATGATATGGTAGTGGGTTCTCATGAATGGTGCAAAGCATATGTACCGTGGCATGAAGGTCTAACTTTTGATATGATTGCGTGGCAACGTTTCTGTGACACCGATAATGATGGTGACTATGACGAAGACGATGATCGTTGGAATGAGTAATAAAAAGGGGACTTAACGTCCCCTCTTTTTTAACCAACTGTTGGTTAAATTTAACCAACTGTTAATTGTTGTTTCTGATCTTGTAACAGTTTCAAACCAACTTCTTTGAATTCGAAACCAGACTTTTCAAAGAAGAACTCTATCATGTTACGGTCTGCAATATACTTTGGCGAACCGATCCATTGATCATGGTCAGAGATTTTTGGGTGATAGACGATACACACTGCCTTCGTGTATCCGTGTTCTTGGTGTGCCTCGAAAAAGTTAGACATGAAGGTCTGAAGCGAACCACCAGAACCACTTGTGATAACTTCAACAAATGTCTTGCCGTCTTGGTAAGATGGAATGATCTCTTCGTAAAGTTTTTTCTTGTTGGCACCCTCTCTCCACTTGATGTGCTTCTGGCCTAGCAAACTCAGTTCTTCGTTCTCGATTGCTTTCTTCGCCTTGTTGATAGCAGAGTTGATTTGACGTTTGGTGATATTGAACTTCTCAAGTGCAAGGATCATTGCATCCGAATCAAGATCGATGTTGTGGTTATAGTAGAGACTCTGTGCAATCTTGGAGAAATCGTCAGATTGGTTTACCTTTGGTTGAATCTTACCTTCCTGAACATTCAACATCATGCCCAAATATTCGATCTCTGAATCTGTCAGACCTTCCCACATTGACAGGGGAACACGAACTACCTCAAGAGTAACACCGTGTTTTGAGTCGTTGGTCGCACGGGTAGAGTGGTTACCACCAATACCAGCAGAACCATCAACACCAAAGTCTCGATCACCTTCTTCAAAATATCCTTCTAAAAGAACCGCCTGAAGTTTTAACTTCTCTGTGTTCCCGTGTTCCTCATCGATAGCGTTCTGGATATTCTGTTTGTGCGTCCAGTCATCTTCTGCACGTACTTGAATGAAGGTTGTCTTGACAACCTCAGACGCCATCTCCTGTTCACCCTTCATGTTCTTGATCTCTTCTGCGAGAGTCAGAACACGATCCATATCGAACTTCTTACTGGCGGGTGACCCGTTAGACTTATTAAAAAACATCACATTGGATTTTGCATTTGCTTCACTTAACACTCTATATTCCTCATTTTGCATTGCACCCCAACTACCAGTACGTAGTATCTCGTAGTCAAAGTCATTATAACTCTCTCTCAAGAGTTGGTTAAATTCTTCACATTTGGAAGAATGGTTATACCCATCTGAGATCAGACCCTTATGGATGCCAACATACATACGTCCGGTTGGACGGTGCGTATATTGGTATAGGTATGCTTCGTATTTCATGTTTTAATAATAACAAACTGGACACTATTTGTCAAGGGCTTTATCCATCTTTTTTGCGAATTCCTCGAAATACTGGTCTTCACTCAGAAGAACCTTGGAGTAGTTGTTGCGGTACTCTTCCAACTTGTTATCAAAGAAAGTAGGGTCTCGTAACTCTAGGATCTTTTCCTCAAGTTCCTCAAACGTCTGGACTCTCTGCCAAGGGTCTATGTTATACGTGTTGTCTATGTCATAGTCCTGCCACACAAAGGGGACGATACCAATAGACAACGCCTCTGGATATCGTGACGTAGTGGCGTGTGGGTCTAACCAGTTGAAACATAGAGTAGACCGTGCGGGTTCTAGTAGAGGATAGAGTTTTCTCCAGTCCTTGATCCACTTGGATTGTCTCTGCACACCCGAAGGGAATCCGCCGATCATGACGGTAGACAACTGAGACCTATAGATTTTACGGATGGTCTTCTCTCTATCGTTTCCATGTTTCATCCTACCCCAATACCCAAAGTCCACAGACTTACCTTCGAACATCAAATCGGAGATGGGGTTCTTCAACCTCTGAATGAAGTGATACTTCATACCGTGAATATTTCCACTGAAGTCTATCTCATCTATGGTCACAAACTTCTTGATGTTTGGCAGGAAACTGCGGTACAGTTCTTCGGTGTCTCCCCTGTCACTACGGAACATCACTACAGTCTTGCCTTCGAAGTAGGGTGCAATCTTATCAATGTGAGACTGACTCTTCGCCAAGTCTTTGGGGTTCATCTGTAACTCACCGTGATACCGAAACTCACTGTCACTTGGTATGACAATAACATCTGCGGACTCAATGGTTTCGGGTGTACGTTTAGGGCGTGTCCCATCAAAGGAACAATTGTACGTATCGTAGTTGTGTTCGGGGTGCGCCTTCATCCACTTGACGTAGTTCTCGAAGAAACTGTCCAGTACGGTTTCGAGTGGTCCTTCATACTTAACAAAGGATCTCAGTCTTGCGATGGTAATGTTCATCGTATAATATCAATCTCGTTCATGGTGTCCTGATTCCAGACCTCTAGTTCTGTACGGACACGATTTTCATTTTTCAACTTGTCGTAACGTTTACTGGCGAGTTTCTTCCACCACGCGATCACGTTATCTAGTTCAAACCTATCAAAGTTTTCTGCCTTGATCAGGTTATCGGTCCTACCCAATAGAACGTCCCGCACATTAGAGTAACCATACTCACCCATATAAAAACGTTTCTGTGTAGTCACATCACCCGCAGTCGATATCTTATCAACAAATTTGTTGTACGCCTCCGTGTCATGATGTTTCAGTGATGCCTTGACGATACTCACCATCTTGGTTTGCATCTTTAGTTTACGGGATGACGCACCCTTGTGCACTAACTCCTCACCACCGTTCTTCTCAGTAAACCAATCCCTCATCTCTGGATAGAAGTCATCCCCTAGAGTCAACAGGAACTTAGATTGTGTGTCGCCCTTGTACCGTAGATAAGGACGCATACCATCATACATCGATGCGCCCTTGAGGTTACCATACAACGAGGTGGTTTCAAAGAGACAGAACTCTGTATCATATTTGTCATTCAACATTCTGCGACTATCATGGGAACAACAGATGGCGGCAAGTAACTTACCACCAAGATAGTTAAACCCAAAGGGTTGGGCGGGTACGATGTTGAACCCCATGATTGCACGTTTGTTGAATATGTCAAGATCCGGTACACCCCCAAGATACTCGTTCCGTGGTTTGGAATTGATTAGAGGAGATCCAAACCGAATGAACCCACATATGGTGTTGGTGGTTGTTTCTCTGACTACCATCTTTAATGTCTTGCCAGGCGACTCATCCGGAGAGAACGAGGCAGTCTTTTCAAGTAGGGTGTCAAACAACTCGTGTGGGATTTGTTGGATACGGAAGTCCATATCTTGGGGGTGCAAATCAAACTGTTGGAACAGGTCATCCTCAACGGACATGCCTGGCAACGGTGCGGGGATGTTCCTCACACGTTCGATCTTACGTGCACGGAAATAGTCATCGATACGTTCGAAGTCATCGAAGTAATCCATGAGTTTCCACGCTGCGTGAAATGCGTCTTTCTTTGATAAAATCATATTGAACCTCTAATCATGTACCATTATATAGCATCCAGACAAGTTTGTCAAGTGTATAAATAGAGGTGTACATAGGAGTGACTCATGGCGAAATCTACCTTAACCGCAAACAAAAACTTTTTACAACCCACAGGGTTTAGAGTAAGCATCGACAACACGTTGTTCGGTAACGTGCAGTTCTTTGCACAATCCATATCACATCCGGGCGCTTCCACGAACGCAGTCGAGGTTGGTATACCTAGAGTTACTGGAATCCCATTTTCAGGATCTAAGATAACATATTCTGACCTTACTGTCAACCTTATTCTTGACGAAGACATGCAGTCCTACACAGAACTACAGAAGTGGATGGAGCGTCTGGTCAACGAGAAAGAGGTTAGGCCAGGCGATAGGTACAGAGGACAGGTCGAGAAGGATGAAACATATTCCGACATCACGGTTACCATCTTGACCAGTCAGAACAACTCAAACTTGCGAATCAGATACAACGATGCGATCATCACTAATCTGGGCAGTTTTGAGTTGAACGCAAACGCAAACGATATTACTTACATTCAATTCCCCGCAACCTTCCGGTTCAGGGACTTCGAGATCGTCAAACTATAACTTGACACAACACGACAAAACGGGTATAATAATATGGAAATAAACCCAATAGAACCAGCGTCTATGCCAATGAAGTCATGGTGGAACGAGGTACAGACACAAAAGGTTCAAAAGAAATTGGTAGAGGGTGGTACTGCAATGCAATACACCATCTATACATATAACCGATATGGACAACTGATAGAGTCTGAGGTGAGGGTTCAACAACTTGATATGAGGGCATAGATGCTAGACCTTGATAATATTTTGAAAGAGTGGGCAGAAGACTGTAAGATCCCCCAACACCAACTAGATGAAACATCCCGTAACACACCTAGTCTACACGCAAAGTACTTGCAGTACCTATCTTTGACTAAATTGAACCTGAAGAGGGCAGAACACTCTCAGAAGGATCTACTCAAAGACAAGTGGTTGTACTACAACGGTAAGATGGATGAGGAAACTCTTCAGTCTAAGAACTGGCATCCGGACCCCTTTGACGGATTGAAGATTATGAAAGGTGACATGAACTATTACTATGACTCCGATCCTGAGATTCAGAAGTCCGAAGAAAAAATCGTTTACCTTAAAACGATTATAGATACTCTGGTCGAGATAGTCGATAGTCTGAAGTGGAGACACCAGACCGTGAAGAACATTATTGAGTGGAGAAAGTTCGATGCCGGAGGTTAATCGTGGCGAAGAATTCTAACGTCATTACCAAGAAGGTTATTAATGACGTACACCGCAAGGGTACGTCTATTGGTAATGGTAAAGTCAAGCGCAGTTCCATGAACAAGGATAAGAAACGTTCCTTCAAGAAGTATCGCGGTCAAGGACGATAGTTCATGGAAAGTACCATTCGTATTCGGATGTTAGATCATTCGAGAATGGCGGTTGAGTCTAACCCCGCACAACAACAGGAACTAAGAGATTACTTCTCTTTCTTCGTTCCGGGCTATCGGTTCATGCCTGCATTTAAACGCAAGGTGTGGGACGGTAAGGTGCGTCTATATAATCAAGTAAAACGAGAGATACATGTTGGTCTGTATCACCAACTCCGCAAATTTTGTGCAGACCGCATGTACCCTCTCCAGATCGTAGAGAATAAAAAATACGGCATTCCCAATGCCAAGAATAAGATTGATCATCAAGGACTAGTCAAGTTTCTTGGGTCATTACAAACCCCGTTCGAGCCCCGTGACTATCAGTACGATGCGATAACACACGCCATCGAAAACAAGCGGGCCATTCTTCTATCCCCCACAGGTTCGGGTAAGTCGTTCATCATCTATAATACGATGAGGTGGTTCCTTGACAATCACGAAGGCAAGGTTCTTATTGTTGTACCAACAACGTCTCTGGTAGAACAGATGCATCAGGACTTTGCGGACTATGGTTATGAGTCAGATTTGATTCATAAAATATACAGTGGTAAAGATAAAGAAACAAATAAACGTATTATCATCTCAACATGGCAGTCTATCTACAAGTTGGGTTCAGAATGGTTCGAACAGTTTCCTTGTATATTCGGAGATGAAGTCCATTTATTCAAGGCAAAATCCTTATCCACTCTCATGGACAAGTGCAGAAATGCGGAGTATCGTTTTGGGACAACAGGTACACTGGATGGTACTGAGACTAATAAGTTGGTACTAGAAGGATTGTTTGGTCCGGTCTTCAAGGTCACCACTACAGTACAGTTACAGGAAGACAACACACTTGCAGACCTAGACATCAAGGTCATACTCATGCGTTATCACAACGATGAGTGCCATAAGATGAAGGGTAAAACCTATCAGGAAGAAATTGAATATATAGTAACGAACGAGAAAAGAAATAAGTTCATCACGAAGTTGTCCCTTGATCAAGAGGGGAACACTCTGGTACTATTTCAATTCGTTGAAAAACATGGAAAGGTTTTGTATGACCTTATCCGTGACTCTGCCGACGAGAACCGAAAAGTATTCTATGTGTCCGGTGAAGTGGCAGCCAATGACCGTGAACAGATCCGTGGGATCGTCGAGAAACAGAAAGATGCAATCATCGTGGCAAGCCTTGGAACTTTTTCTACTGGGATTAATATTCGGAATCTGCATAATATTGTATTCGCTTCTCCAAGTAAATCTCAGATTAAGGTTCTTCAATCTATCGGAAGAGGGTTACGAAAAAGTGACAATGGGGTTGCTACTAAGCTTTATGATCTATCAGATGATCTACATTGTAGAGGCTACAAGAACTTTACTCTAAAACATTCCGCCGAAAGAATAAAGATATATACTAGAGAAGGGTTTAAATACAAAGTGTACCCGATTAGTTTGAGATGAGAACAATGATAAGACAAGTAAAGTTGGTTTCTGGAGAGGAACTTGTTTGCGAGGTACTTCATGATTCGGTGGATGAACAGTCCGACGAAATTATAATTCGTCACGCCTTAAAAATCGTGTCTAAAATTCATAATGGTTACAAGTATTACACCTTCAAACCATTCATGGTTTTTTCCGATACTAAGGACTCTCTGACTATGTTGCGAGACGGTGCGATCATCTCGTACACAATTCCTCATGATACCCTTATCGCGGAATACAGAGAAGCCTTGTCTCAGATTAACGACGAGGTAGAAGAGGATCTTTCGATGCCGAAGTTTTCGGGAGACTCAGACTCTAATGTTGTCGCATTCAAAAAACCTACCCATCACTAGGGTATATTCCCCCCCGCACTTAGTGGCTTTAGTTTAACATGAGATACGTGATTTGTCAAGAAGAATTATCAGAAATTTTATAAAAGAGGAAGACCTACCCGAAGTACTCGACTTCGCAAACTCTCTCCCTTACTATAGAGATCGTGATCTGCCTGGCGAAGCGGGTGAGGCGGTGCGTCAAGGTGTTTTTAAGTTTACGGGAAAGCGGACAGAAAGCGTCCATACAATATGTGACATAGGAACGGACATATATAACGCAACGGGATTAAGACCAACACGTCTCTACTTCCACTGGCATGATGCGGATCCTGAGTGGACACCGAAAATCCACGCAGACCTGTCAATGAGTGGAGTGATCTACCTTATAGGTGGTGAAGGATGTGGTACGGAAATCGATGGTGTGGTTGAAGAGTTCGAAGTTGGAAAGTTGGTTATGTACGATGGCAGAACCCCACATAGACCTCAAGGGTTTCCCGTCGATAGGTTGGTAATTACATTTTTTATAGGTGAAGAATAATGACAGTTGGATTTACTGCATCGACATTTGATCTCTTACATGCGGGTCACGTCTCCATGTTGAGAGAGGCGAAGGAACAGTGTGACTACTTGATCTGTGGTCTACAGGTTGATCCCTCTTTGGATAGACCTGAGAAGAACAAACCCGTTCAGACCTTGGTCGAGAGGTACACGCAACTGGCGGGTATCAAGTACGTCGATGAGATCATTCCCTACCAGACCGAAGAAGACCTTGAAGACATTCTTAAGATGGTCAACATCGATCTCCGCATCATAGGATCGGAGTACAAAGACAAGACCTTCACAGGAAGAGCCACGTGCGCCGCGCGAGGGATTGAAATCTATTTTAACAAGAGGGACCATAGGTTCTCCACTAGTGACTTAAGAAGAAGAGTCAGTGCGAGCGAATATGGTCTTGACAACCCACCCCTTGATGTAATATAATACGTTAAATTGAATTAGGAGTATTTAATGGCAACCGCAAAAGTGAAACCCAAGGAAAGACCGCATTACGTGAACAACAAAGAGTTCTCTGCGGCAGTAGTCGAGTACTGTAAGGAGGTTGGAGTATGTAGGGAGAAGGGAGAAAAAGTTCCAATCGTTCCCAACTACATCGCTTCTTGTTTCCTGAAGATTGCGGAGGGGTTGTCACATAAGTCTAACTTCGTCCGTTACACCTATCGGGAAGAGATGGTTATGGACGCTGTGGAGAACTGTCTCAAGGCGATTGAGAACTACAACATTGAGACCGCAACTCGTACAGGTAACCCGAACGCATTCGCATACTTCACACAGATTTCTTGGTATGCGTTTCTTCGTCGTATTGCACGTGAGAAGAAACAACAGGACATCAAACTAAAGTACATCTCCGAAGCGGGTGTCGAACAGTTCCTTGATCAACAGGAAGGTGACCCCGAATGGCAACACGTTGTACCTTTTATCGATGTGTTGCGTAATCGAATCGACGCCGTGAAGGAATCGGATGCGGAGTTCAAAGAGTACGTTGAAGAAGAGAAGAAACGTAAGAGACGTACTGTCAAGGTCGATTCAGACCTGTCGGATTTCCTTGTATAAAACACTTGACATCCTTTGCATATTCTGGTAATATAGGTTAATTATGTGGACATATGAATGTAGCGCAGGGACATACAGAGAAGAGTCCCTGCACAAATTACTGTGGATAATTTTTAAACATCGTCTTCATCATCTAGTGGAAGACGGGAGGTTCTCTGATTAGTGAAGGTTGCCATCTTAAACGATACCCATGCGGGTATTCGTAACTCATCTGATATTTTTATGTCGTACCAAGAACGCTTCTACTCAGAAGTGTTCTTTCCATATCTGCTAGAAAATGACATCAAACAGATCCTACACCTTGGAGACTACTACGATAACCGTAAGACAGTCAACTTCAAGGCGTTGAACCATAACCGCAAAATCTTTCTAGAGAAATTGCGGGAGTATGGTATCACTATGGATATCATTCCGGGCAACCATGACACCTACTACAAGAACACCAACGATCTGAATTCGTTGAAAGAGTTGTTGGGTCACTACATGAATGAAGTCAACGTTATCATGGAACCTACCGTGGTTAAATACGACACTTTAGATGTCGCATTAATCCCTTGGATTAACCCTGAGAATGAGGAAGCAACACTCAAGTTTCTTTCGAAGTGCAAGGCGCCTGTCGTAGGTGCACACCTAGAACTGGTCGGGTTCGATATGCAACGTGGTATGCCCTGTCACGATGGTATGTCACCTAAACACTTCGAGAACTTTGAGATGGTGTTGTCTGGTCACTTCCATGCAAAATCGTCACAGGGAAATGTTCACTATCTGGGTTCTCAGATGGAGTTCTTTTGGAACGATTGCAATGACAAGAAGTACTTCCACATTCTTGATACTGAAACAAGAGAACTTACTCCGGTACACAATCCTATCACCATCTACGAGAAGGTGTATTACGATGCCGACAAGATGCGTAAGTTCCAAGACCTACGATATCTTGATAATAAATTCGTTAAGTTGATCGTAGTGAAGAAGGGCGACACCTATGATTTCGAACGGTTCGTAGACCGCATCCAGAATCAGAAGATACACGAACTCAAGATCGTTGAGGACTTCAAAGAGTTCATTGGTGAGAATGTGGGTGACCACAACATCACTATTGACGATACCGAAACTTTGGTGTATAATTATATCGACAACGTGCAGACCGATCTGGACAAGTCGAGAATCAAAAGAGAGATATCTGTGTTGATGACAGAGGCACAATCAATGGAGGTAGTATAGTGGGTAAGGGATCCAAACCAAGACCTATCAAAGATCGGAAACAGTTCAATGATAACTGGGACCGCATATTCAAAGGACAGACGCAACAACCCAAAGGCGTCGATCAAGAAAAACTCAAAGAACAGGCGCAAGATCCAAAAAACGGTTGACAAGACCTGTTTGGGATAGTATAATTGACCTATGATTAAATTCGAAAAGATCCGGTGGAAAAATTTCCTTTCCACTGGGAATAACTTTACGGAAATAGATTTCCAATCTACCCCTACCACTCTAGTGGTGGGTCACAACGGCGCGGGTAAGTCAACACTACTCGACGCTCTCAGTTTTGGATTGTTCGGTAAACCACACCGTAAGATATCCAAGCCTCAACTTATCAATTCCATCAACGGAAAGGGTACACTAGTTGAGGTCTTTTTCTCAGTCGGCTCTGTTAGGTATAAGGTACTCCGTGGTATCAAACCCAACAAGTTTGAGATATGGTGCAACGATAACATGTTGAACCAGAGTTCTCACGCCAAGGAATACCAACAGATCCTTGAGACGAATATCCTTAAACTGAACCACAAGTCGTTCCACCAGATCGTTGTACTGGGTTCGTCTTCGTTCGTACCGTTTATGCAACTTCCGGCAAACTCTCGTAGAGATGTAATCGAAGACCTACTTGACATCAACATGTTCTCCAAGATGAACACAATTCTGAAAGAGAAGATGTCTATACTCAAGGAAAACATCCGTGAGAATGGACACGCCATTGAGGTGGTCAAGACTAAGATCAACGCACAGAAGAAGTATCTGCGAGATTTGTCGGCGCTAAACACCGCACACCGTAAGGAGAAAGAAGAATCAATCTCAACCCTTCTTAAGGAGATTAGTGAACTCCAAGACTTTAACGATAAGAACATGCAAGATGCAATGGATCGTTCTATGTCAGTGGCTTCCAAATTGCAGAAGGTTCAGACATCACGTGAGAAGTTACTTGAGTATCAATCGACGTTCAAGTCTCAGATCAAGTCCGTAGTGAAGGAGGCGAAGTTCTTTGAAGACAACTCTGTCTGTCCTACGTGTGATCAAGATATTGCGGATGATCTGCGTGAGACTAAAAAGAATGATGCGAACAAACGTGCAAAGGATCTCAGTGAGGCGATGGGTAAGTCTGACTCTCAGATGAAAGAGTTTGATGATCAACTCGTTGAACTGCAAAAGGAGTTGGAGTCTGCCCGTGTACTACAGAATGAGGTTAACAATAACAACCAGACCATCACCAGACTTAACCAACAGATAGAACGCATCCGTGCAGAGATCGATAACTTGGGAGATAACACTGGTGACCTCAAGGATGCAAACGATGAACTCCAAACTCTGAACAAGGACTTAGAGTCAAAACAAGATGAGAAGTATCGTATGCACGAGGACTACTCGTATCAACAGATCAACGCTGAACTTCTTAAGGATACGGGGATCAAAACCAAGATCATCAAACAGTACCTTCCGGTCATTAACCAACTGACCAACCAGTACTTACAAATCTTAGACTTCTTTGTTCACTTCGATCTGGACGAGAGTTTCAACGAGACTATCCGTTCGCGTTTTCGTGACAGTTTCTCTTATGACTCTTTCTCTGAGGGGGAGAAACAACGTATAGACTTGTCCCTACTATTTACGTGGAGACAAGTGGCGAAGATGAAAAACAGTGTTGCGACTAACCTACTCATCCTTGACGAGACTTTCGATTCTTCTTTGGACGATGATGGTGTAGACAACCTAATGAAGATCATACACACTCTGGGTGAAGAGACCAACGTGTTTGTTATCTCACACAAGGCGGAACTGGAAGACGCTGCGTTTCAACGCAGGATTGAATTCGTCAAAGAGAAGAACTTCAGTAAGATGAAAGAAGCCGCATGAGTGTTAACATAATCGATGACTTCTATGATCCGGAAACTCTGAACGAGATTTCCAGTTACCTCAATGGGATCCTGTATTCAAAACAGGATGAAGTCCATCTGTTCTCGTGTAACATGGTTTTATGGGATGATGGACTATACAGACACCAGAACGGTAGTGATCTTGAAGCGCCTCCTTTAGTACTCATTCACTACCCCCAAGCACATGGTGAAAGAGGTAAAATAATCCATGACCTCATAAAAGAAAAGACTAATGAAAGGGTCAAAGAGTTTGGGTTGAGGTGTCAAGACGTAACAGGTCCAATGTTTCATATCTGGACCCCACAGTCTTACATCAACTGGCATAACGACTTTAGGCCTGGGGTTGAATCAGAACAGAGACATGGGGCGGCAACAATTTATTTAAATCGTGAATGGGCCCTTGACAAAGGGGGTGAGTTTTTGTATAATGATGATGCAGCTGACTTGAATAACGTTAAACGTGTCACGCCCGCAGAAAATCGTGCAGTTGTATTGGACGGTTGGGCGAGACACAAAACAACTCCGGTTGCACCGGAAAACATTAGGAAGTCATTACAAATTTGGTTAACCAAAATCTAAGCGGAGTATATAATGGAACTAACTGATCGTACTATGCAAGTACTTAAAAATTATGCAAACATCAACCCGAACATTGTGATCAGTGCGGGTAAACAATTGAAGACTGTTTCTATTGCAAGGAACGTCTTCTCTAAGACTACCCTTGAGGAAGAGTTTCCCCAAGAGTTTGGTATCTACGATTTGAATGAGTTTCTTGGTGTTCTCTCTCTGGTAGAGAAACCCAACATCAAGTTCGAGAAGGATTACCTTGTCGTGGGCGATCACACTGGTCGTTCTCGTATCAAGTATTTTCTTTCCGATCCGGATCTATTGACTACTCCTTCCAAGGACATCATTATGCCCGAAGCGGAAGTTAAGTTTTCACTAGATAATGACACGTTGAATCGAATCAAACGTGCTGCTGCGACATTGGGTCACAATGAGATTTCTATCACACCACAGAGTGGTTCAGTACAAATCTCTGTTGTTGATTCTAAGGACGCAACCTCGAATGCGTTTTCGATTGACGTGGAAGGTTCGTATCAAGAAGGAGTTGATTTCAACTTTATTCTGAATGTGAACAACCTCAAGATTGTTAGTGAGGACTATGATGTCAGTATCTCTTCGAAACTGATCTCACGGTTCGCATCAAAACAGTCAGAGATTGAGTACTATATTGCACTTGAAAAATCATCTAACTACGGAGCTTAAAAGATGGCAAAGACAGAGACCGCCGCACCGGCACAAGACCACTCTCAGGTCTATGAATTGAGTAATCGGGTCGCACGATCCACTATCGCAGTGATTGATACTGTGGTTCAACGTGGGGGTTTTAAGGGTGAAGAACTCTCAACCATTGGTCAGTTGCGTGACCAAGCGGTTCAGGTTATTCAACTTGCAGAGGCGTTTCAGTCAGAAGAGACTGGTGAAACGAAGTAACCCTCTGGGATCGTAGCTCAACTGGATAGAGCGACGGCCTTCTAAGCCGTAGGTTAAAGGTTCGAGTCCTTTCGGTCCCGCCAATTTGAAAGGAAGATGATGGACACGGTGATCTTTATTCCTGCAAGGCTGGGGAGTAAAAGACTCATCCATAAACCACTTACCAAATTGGGGGGTGTACCTCTGGTAAGACGTGTTGCGGAGGCTTGCGAAAAGTCTGGATATCCGGTTGTGGTATTGACAGACAGTAAAAGAGTCGCGGATTGTGTAAAGGGTTTTGAGGTTGTAATTGATAGTCAACACTATCATAACGGTACGGAAAGATGTGCCTCCGCTTCATACTTTCCTATGTTGGAACCCTACAAGTACATCATCAATGTCCAAGGAGACATGCCTGATGTTACCACTAACATGATTGAGACTCTGGCGCATGGTCTTCGTAACGATGAGTGGGATGTCTGTACTCTTTACACCAAGATGACAGAAGAGGAACAGTCGAACCGTAACAATGTGAAGATGGTACATAACCAAGAACTCGCACACTGGTTCGCTCGTGACATAACTTACGGTGTACGTCACCTTGGTGTATATGGATACTCTCAACCAACCTTAAGAGAGTATGGAAACTGGGATGTTAGTCTGTATGAAGAAATTGAGAGTTTGGAACAACTTCGATGGATTGAAAATGAAGTTGAGATTGGTGTATACGAAACTCAGTTTGATGGTATGGAGATTAACACAGTGGGTGACGTACATTCTTGGCATATGAGGAATAAGTTGGTATGAGAATTATTGCAGGCCCATGCCAGTTCGAGTCGTTCGATATGGCACGTGAAGTTGCAGAACACTGCAAAGGTATCTGTGACGAATATGGTATTGAGTACTACTTCAAGGCGTCCTTTGACAAAGCGAACCGTAGTAAAGGGACGAGTGCAAGGGGTGTAGGACTGAAACAATGTATGGATCATTTCTGGAGATTGAAGGCAGAAATTCCTGAGTTGAAGACACTAACCGATGTACATGAGACTCATCAAGTCTATAACATCGCGTCAGAACATGATGAATGTGTGGATGTCCTACAGATCCCTGCCCTCTTATCAAGACAGACGGATTTGATCAAAGCCGCATCTCTCAGTGGTAAGATCGTTAATATCAAGAAGGGTCAGTTCATGTCTCCCTATGATTGTCAAGATGTCTTGGACAAGGCGTCCGGTGCAAGGGAAGTTTGGTTGACAGAACGGGGAACTTCTTTTGGTTACAACAGATTGGTGGTGGACTTCGTGGGTCTCAACTACATGATCAATAACTACCCCGATGTGGTGTTTGACGTGACTCACTCTATCCAAAACCCCGCAAAGGTGGAGACTTCGGATAGGTCCGCCATCACCCCTCTCGCCTGCGCGGCCGCCGCAATGGGGGTCCAGAACTTCTTTTTTGAGGTACATCCGGACCCCGATAACGCAAAATCTGATGGACCCAACTCTCTCCATCTATCTGATTTTAAACAACTTGTCTGTTCTCTTGAAAAAATTTCAAAAAAACGCTTGACTTTTCTTGCGGAGTAGGTTATAGTGTATATGTAATTTGGTGAGAGAGGACTGGTTATGAAACCGATGCACATGGTGAAGTCAATATCTGAGAAGGAGCTCGCGATGCTCCAACGGATCTGGACTCAGAATGAGAAGAAGATCAACGAACTTCTTAATCATCAACAAGAGATCGATAAGTTGTTTGACAAGATCGATCAAGGTAAAGTGTTAATCGGAGGCTAATTATGAAACTTGTAATCTTCACCCAAATCAAAGAGAACTACGGCGCCCATGCATGGGACGGTAAGGGCGAATGCCCGCAGCGCTGGAAGTTCAAGGGTGGTAACACCATTATAGTCCGTGATATCACTGTAGATCAGGCGATGAAATTGAGAACGGGTATCCCTACTCTGACGGCTCTCATCGAAGAGAACAATGAGTACTTCGAAGAGTACATCTTGGACTGGGATATCATGGACGATTGCGTGGGAGATCCAATCGAAGATTGGGATTCACCCATCGAATACTCGTGGGGTGGTGACCGTTGGTTGGCCCAGCGGGTAGTTGATAACACCAAAGACGGTGGTTACTATCGTTATGAGATTGCGTCCGCAAAAGAGACGTGGATCCCAATGGAAGGTGGCGAAAAGTCCGACTTCAAGGTCGAGTACACCATGCGTAATGGTGATGTTCTAAACTACGAGGAGTTGCAACAGTTTTTTAGTGAGGCATCGTGAAGGTTTGAAGTATGCGAACTGGTTATCAAGTAGCTACCGTGGGTGCACTATTTGCATCTATACTGAGTTTTGAATATTATTTAATAGATTCGGTTTCGACTAGACTGGATAGTCTGGAAGAAGTCATCTCCACTAATGCGGCTTCCGCATCCTCACTCTCTCTCGAAACGGAGGCGATTGGTGGAGATGACATTTATTCTGAACGAGACCTTGAGTGTCTCGCACTCAACGCTTACTTTGAGTCGTTGAATGAACCCACCGCTGGTAAGATTGGAGTGACACACGTTGTCTTAAATCGTGTAGAGAGTGCACGGTTCCCCAACACAGTTTGTGGTGTGATCTATCAAGGTCAGACATATACGACACCGGACGGGAGACGTATGCCTCTCCGCAACAGGTGTCAATTCAGTTGGTATTGTGACGGTAGATCCGACATACCAAGGGCATGGAAAAGGTACACTGAAATATACCAACTTGTCGCAAAGGTCGCAACAGATCGTGCACAAGGTGTTGGTAACGACATCACGAAGGGTAGTTTATTCTACCATGCTGATTACGTTGATCCCCACTGGAACAGACGTATGAACCGTGAGGTCCAATTGGGTAGACATATATTCTACACAATGGACAGTTAACCCAAGACTATATACACACACAAACTAAGGAGGTTTGATATGGAACTAAATGCTCTCGGCATTATCGCAATCGTGTTTGTTGCAGTCGTATTTGTCCTTGTTACGAAAGCCGCAAATAATGCGGAAGATCGACTTGAAGAGGTAGATGGTGAACCAGCTTTTGATTTACCACCTAAACCCTTAGAAGATATGACGAAGGCCGAACTTCTGGAGGTTGCAGATGAATGCAACATCGCAGGAGTCAGATCCCGAATGCGAAAAGCAGAAGTATTCGAACTCGTTCGCAAAAATTTTGGTGTTTAAGAAAGGGGGCGAATGCCCCCTTCTTTTTCTTGACAGATTGTACCGTATGGTGTACAATGTGATTTTTATTATGGAGAAACCTATATGCGTGATGAATTCCTCTGGGTTGAGAAGTATCGTCCTCGAACTGTCTCTGACACGATCCTTCCGTCTGAACTCAAACAAGTATTTACCAAGGTAGTTGCGGGCGGTGAAATTCCTAACATGTTGTTCTCTGGCACTGCTGGTACTGGTAAGACCACTGTCGCACGTGCAATATGTGATGAACTTGGACTCGATTACATCGTCATCAATGGTAGCGAGGAGGGGAACATCGATACCCTTCGTGGGAAGATTAAACAGTTTGCATCTTCCATATCTCTGAGTGGTGGGTACAAGGTTGTCATTCTAGACGAGGCAGATTACCTCAATCCTCAATCAACACAACCCGCACTCCGTGGGTTCATCGAAGAGTTCTCTTCTAACTGTCGGTTCATCCTGACCTGTAACTTCAAGAACCGTGTCATCGAACCCCTACACTCTCGTTGTTCTAATTACGAGTTTAACTTCAACAAGAAGGTTCAGGCGCAACTCTGTTCGGAGTTCATGAGACGTGCGGATGATATCCTCAAGACTGAGGGTGTCGCCTATAACAAGGATACTCTCGCACAAGTTATCATGCGTCACTCTCCAGACTGGAGACGTGTACTCAATGAGTTGCAACGTCACTCTATCTCTGGTCAACTGGAAACTACAGTTATCATTAATGACGCAAATGAGAACTACAGTCTCTTGTTCCGTTCCCTCAAAGAGAAGAACTTCAAGACCATGCGGTCATGGGTGGTCAACAACATGGACGTAGAACCCGCCGCAGTGTTTCGTGGGATCTATGACTTGATGAACGAATATGTTGCACCACAGTCTATTCCACAACTCGTATTGATCCTCGCTGATTATCAATACAAGAATGCGTTCGTGGCAGATCATGAACTTAACCTAGTCGCCTGTATGACTGAGATCATGGCAAACGTGGAGATTAAATGATGAGTAAAGATCGATTTGATTTAGAACAATCTATCATGGAATGTTGGAATGTCACCGAAGATATTAATATGGTGACCGAACATTTTATGGACAGTCCTAAGTGGGAACATATACCACCTGATGTTGCGGATGCTATGTGTAACAAGTATCTTGGTATCAAGGAACTTTATGAGATTCGTTTTCAAAGGTTGTGGGATACCTTTACAGAATGTTTCGATCTAGATAGGAATTCTAGAGGAGAGAATCTACGTGAGTAAGTTTGATAGAAATTTGCACTGGACAACGGAGTGGAGTGAGAAAGTCTTATTGGGTATTATAGGTACACTCACCTTTGGCGCTGCAATACAATACCTGTATGGTATGTACATGAACCTGTCAATTGAACTGTCAGATCTGTTCATGTTGTTTATCTACGCAGAGGTTCTAGGTATGGTTGGTGCGTTCTATAGTACTACACGTATTCCCGTAACCCTACCTATCATTATTGCGATTACCGCACTGTGTCGATTAATCATCCTACATAGTAAGGAGATGCAGGAGATGCAACTACTCGCTGAGGGTGGGGCGATTCTAATTCTATCTGCTGCGGCATACTTGATGTCACTAAAGGACAAACTCAGTTTAGAAAAGATGAGGATTCGTGATGGACAAGATGAAGAGAATTTGGTTTAAGGCTCTTGGAGAAAAGTCTGGGAGTACAGACGAAGAATCGGATGCAGTCGCTTGGGTGAGAACCATCCTAATACTGCAAGCCGTTGCGACTAACTGTTTCATTATAAGTGGAGTGTTAAGACATTGGTAGAAGATAAGAAAGGGTTTAGTCCCCAAGAAGACGTTGATGTCTTCATGATGGCGGCAGAACAACCCATGCGGTATGAGTTACCCCAAAACCCTGAGATGATGTTCGAAGAGGATCAGTCTAGACTCTACATGGATCTGGTTGAAGAAGAGTTCAATGAAATCAAAGAAGCGTTTGCGAATCAAGACATCGTTGAGGTTGCGGATGGTATCGCAGATACGGTGTGGGTATTGATGGGTTTATCCAGTACTCTGGGTATAGATTTCTATAAAGTGTGGGAGGCGGTATTCCAATCCAACATGAGTAAAGTGGTCGAAGGTAAGTTGATTAAAAATCCCGAAACTGGTAAAGTCATGAAACCGGATAGTTACTTCCCCCCGAAGATAAGGGAGGCGTTGGGTCTTGAAGAAGAGACACCTGACTAAGGCAGTAACTTGGAGGATAATCGCTAGTACTACAACCGCATTGATTGCATGGATGTTCGGTCTACCCCCGTCCGCAATCGGAGCGGTATTCTTTGTAGACCTAGTATTAAAATTCGGATTGTACTACGGACACGAACGTGTTTGGTATAAGTACATAAGATATGGAGTGGAAGAAAAATGAATAAGTGGGATGCTGCTCATATGACCTCTGCGGAAGTCTACGCAAACCTTTCGTCTGCAAGACGGGCGAAGGTTGGTTGTGTTATTGTGAAGGACAACCGCATCGTGTCTATCGGGTATAATGGTATGCCTAGTGGTTGGGATAATAACTGTGAGTATGGTCTTGATGCAGAACCGACGATCCTGAGAACCAAACCCGAAGTGTTACATGCAGAGACCAATGCAATTGCAAAGGTCGCCCGTAGTAACGAGTCTTGTGAAAACGCATCCTTGTATACTACGGTTGCCCCCTGTTTGGACTGTGCAAAACTTATCTACCAGTCTGGAATATCGAAAGTGTTTTGGAGAAACGAGTATCCACGTGGAGAACTGGGTCTAAAGTTTCTTTCAAAGTGTGATATAGAAGTAACCCAAATATGACAACCGCAGATGATTTATATGCAAAAGAACTGAGAAAGGTTCTGCGGCATCGCCTCAGGGGAACGATGACCCCCATAGAAAATGTCTTGTACTTCCCAAACAACATCGATGTTAGGATATGTCCTAAGAATGGTATGAGTAGTTTGAAGTGGGCTATGTTGTATGTCTACGGTGTCCCACAAGATCAGTCTGATCGTGTGAGTCTGACTATGGGTACGAAAGTTTGGAGGATGGAAGATATTAAGAAACATGGACATAAACCAGACTTACCTTTTCGTAAGGACAGTTACAAAACTTGTGTTTCAAGAGATCCCATCAAAAGGTTCATGTCCGCATGTGAGTATATCAAGACTGAGTATGCGAGCTCGGCGGAGATGTTGTCAACTTCGAAGTCATTAACTGTCGAACAACTAGAACGTTTGTCGAGACTCTCAGATGTAAACCCACTTCCAGATTCTTTGGATGATATTATAGACGGTGTGTGGACTGGTGAAATACATAACTCACACTTCTTTACGCAGACATACTTTCACGGTAACCGTGGTCAGTATAACAAGATTTGGAGTATGAGTGATTTCAAACGGATGATGGAATGGCTCAGAACCGAAACCAAGTGCAGTAGAAAGATTGATAAGATACATTCGAACTATACATCCGGTCAATGGTTTGGAGGCGTTGAACTCTTGACACCAGACCAGAAAAAACGTATAATGCGTATTTACGAAGAGGATTATGATTATGGATGGACAGAAGATTAGTCCGTTTGATTTCTTGAATAGTATCAACACTACCAAGAAAAACCTCATGATAGGAACAGACGAAGAGAAGCAGTACGTACCCTTCGTAGTAAACCGTACACTGTCGTACTTTCAAGACACGGTTGGTCTTGCGAATGCGATGAACATTCACCATCATATTGACAACCGTCTACAATATGACTTTTTTATAAATATCGTTAGGAAACGAAAACGTTTCTCTAAGTGGGTTAAACCAACCACTTACAATGACGTGGAAGTAATCAAAGAGTATTATGGCTACAACGATGAGAAAGCCCGCCAAGTAATACCCTTACTGTCTTCCCAACAACTAGAGTTTATAAAAAATAAGGTGAATAAAGGTGGAAGAAAATAAGTTAGTCGAATGGAATCCAACGAAAATGTTGGAAGTCACTCTGAGGGAACCAGATGACTTTTTGAAAGTGAGAGAAACCTTGACCCGCATTGGAGTAGCGTCTCGTAAAGAAAAGAGGTTGTTTCAGTCCTGCCACATTCTACACAAACAGGGTAGGTACTTTATCGTACATTTCAAGGAACTGTTTATGTTAGACGGTAAGAAGTCTAATCTAGAGTTGACAGACGTGCAACGAAGAAACACAATCGCAACTCTATTGCAGGACTGGGGACTCGTAGATATTCACAACAGGGAAGTCGCACAAGATTGTGCACCAATGAGACAGATCAAAATTATTGGTTTTAAGGATAAGGACGAATGGGAGTTGTGTCCTAAGTACAATATCGGAAACAAGTAATGGGATTAGTTGGCCTGTTGGCGGTGTTCATGTGTCCTATGGTGTTTGGTGGAATAACCTTCTACTACTCATGGAAGGTCGTACATGAAAGAGAGTATGGTAATGAAAGTTGATATATTTGAGGGTAAGGATGAGTACATTGCATCTAAAACCCCGTTCTTTGGTAAGTTGGATGAGGGTCTCGCTGAGGCGTATGACTGGAACCAACATATGGATCTGTTAGACTGGCATCCTCAAGAAATGATAGATTCTAACAGTACGAAGTTCCGTATTGGTCTTAACAGTTTTCATCTGAGACCTTCCGCTCCTGAATTTGCAAAAGAGATTGTCGATCAGATGACTGAGACTTTCTCTCTGCATGGAGACAAAAGAAAAATCACCAACATTGCGTTTACTGGATTCGGTCAAGAGTCGGATAGTTATCCTTGGCATAAGGATTCTATGGACGTGTTTTTAGTACAAGTTATTGGAACCGTGGGACTTCGTGTCGAAGGACACAACAACGATGAGGAGTTCGACTTCTCGCCTGGCGATTACGTCTGGTTACCAAGAGGAACCCATCACCAAGTTCTTCCAAGAACAAGTCGTTGTACGTTCTCGTTCGGTGTAGAAGGGGATCCGGACCCAGCGATATACTTTTAGTAATCCGATCCGTCTGGGTTTATCGTTTTGTGAACAAACGCGATAGACGGTACTACTACCCTATCTAGTACACGAAGTCTGACTGTATCCGTGTCGGTGTCCGAATCGTTGACGGGAGTTGTTGGTATACTGTGTGTACTATCCGAATCGACTAATGTCAATAAGTGAGGCGCTCCAACAATAGTGAAGTCCGAATCGGTAGTAGTAATATAAACTGCACCGTCTACTATATTTGTCAAAGAATCATATCCACCACCCTGTAGAGTAAGCGTTCCACCATTCTCGTCTTTTGTTCCCGTTATAATGGTTCCTGTCTTACCACTAAAGGTTATTGTATCGGATATCACCTGAACACCATTAATATCGACATTGACCCAACCCATTTGACGGGGTACTGCAACTTGGATGGGAGGATTTTGCCAAGACATAGTTCCCTTGTCAGAATCCCACATAAGAGACTTACCTTTACCAGTTGAGCCCGGACTACTGTCTAGTGCGTAAAGGGATGCACCACTATCCACTAGACCATGCATGTTATTGAATGTATATTTTTTCGGTTGGGGCATTGACAAAAAATCCTCGTTGTGTTATAGTTTTGCAATACTATTTAGTATATATAGCAGTGTACATGCGGATAGTCCGGTGTACATTAGTCTTGCTTAAAAAAGGAGATACAACATGACTAATCTTAAAGCGAATACGCTCTTCCCTCGTGCATCTTTTGTGGGGTTTGACCACCTGTTTCAAGAACTTGATTGGGTTGCCAAACACGCTACTGATACGTACCCACCTCACAATATAGTGAAGGTATCTGATGACGATTATCTAATCGAAGTCGCATGTGCAGGGTTTACTTTGGACGATTTGGAGATCGAACAGGACGAACGGACATTGACCGTAACTGGTCAACAGGAAGTTCCTGCTGAACGTGAATACCTACATAAAGGTATCTCGCAGAAGAAGTTCAAGAGAGTGTTTAGACTGTCAGAATACGTCTTTGTTGACGGTGCTTCTTTGACGGACGGAATCCTGTCTATCCAGTTGAAGTTTGAACTTCCCGAAGAGAAGAGACCTCGTAAGATCGATATTTCATAAATCTAACGAGGAGAAAATTATGAAAACTGACCTAGTAGAACGGGTCGGTGAGGCAGTGATGTGTTTGTGGGTAGTCGCAATCATGGTCACGGCTTTCCAGCCCCTAGTATAAAAAGACAGGGGGGTGAAAGTCCCCCCACTCGTGAGGAATGATGAAGGTATACCAAATTGTAATGAAGGGTGATGAGAGATCGGAGAAGTACGCCGAACTCAGTAAGTTATCTTTTCAGAACCTTATAGATGATGGCACGTTGGACTGGAACGTGTTTGATGCGATCACTCCAGAACACCCTGACTTCGAAGAACACGTTGCGAAGTACGATTGGAGACCATCCCTCGCCAGACTGGATGCGGGGAAACAACCTCAAGATCATTCCCCAACAGAGAAAGCGGGAATGTGTTCTCACTGGGAGTTGATGCGTCAACAAGGTGCAACCGGAGAACGGTTCCTAGTTATGGAACATGATACGTATCTATGGCCTCAACATGAAAACGAATTCCGCAACCTACTCACGTACATTCACGCAAAAAATATAATCTACGCAAACATAGGTTTGTTCATGGGGTGTTATACCTTCAAACCGTTTTGTGCAGCGTGGCAGTACAGACTACTAACCGAACAAAAGTTCTGGATTAACTGTGGTCCTTATGGTGTACTAGAGAGACTATTCAAGAACTACGTTGATCACTTCTTGTCAAAACAAGATAAGAGTCGTATACCTGAGAACTACATCATCCACCCTTGGTCTAACGGAGACACCTTGTATTTTGGTAGAGACATACATTTACCATACAATCACCGTGACCCCGATCCAATGCAGTCAGTCAAAAACCCGACAACGCAGATGGTGTCTAAGTCTCTCGCCGTGACTCAGGACCATCATGGTTATCCAGACATACACATAGAACAACCTTGGACTCGTTCAGATCAATTTAAAGTTATCCCTTGACAGAAGACGCCCTACTGTTATATAATACAACCCTACTGAAAAAAGGCGCACCATGAATCAACCAATGTTTTACACTTCCGTGGTCCGGTACGGCAGTAACATCCTGTTCCGTGGGTTTGCGGAGAACGGAAAAAAACTTCAAACCAAAGTCCCCTACAAACCTACCCTGTACGTGCAGTCCGACAAGAGACAATCGGGGTGGAAGGCGATTGACGGTACTTCTGTCGAACCCCTCAAGTTTGACTCCATGAAGGAGGCGACTGAGTTCCAGAAACGTTACGAGGACGTACCCAACTTCAAGGTCTACGGGATGAACAACTTCGTGTCTCAGTTCATTGCAGACATGTTCCCTACCCCTATCGAATTCAACCGTGACTGGATCGATGTGTGCACCATCGACATTGAGGTCGCATCTGACGAAGGGTTCCCCGAACCCGACAAGGCAGATCATCCGGTCATCGCCATCACTATCAAGAACCCCAACGGTCCCTATCGCGTCTGGGGTCTGTATGACTACAATGCGGGTGAGGATGTGATCTACGAGAAGTGCGACTCCGAAGCGCAACTCCTCATGAAGTTCGTCGATCACTGGTTCCGTAACCAACCCGACATCGTGACCGGATGGAACACACGATTCTTCGACATTCCCTATCTGGTCAACCGTATTGGTAAAACCATTGGCGCGGACATGGTGAAGAAACTTTCACCGTGGGGTCTGGTACGTGAAGGTAACGTAACCATCAACGGAAAGAAACAACAGGAGTACACCCTCGAAGGTATCCAACACCTCGACTATCTAGAAATCTTCAAGAAGTTCACCTACAACACTCTGGGTCAACAGGAGTCCTATCGACTGGACCACATCGCCCACGTAGTACTGGGTGAGGGTAAACTATCCTACGAAGAACACGGTACACTGTACTCCCTGTACAAGACTGACTTCCAGAAGTTCATTGACTACAACATCAAGGACGTGGAACTGGTCGAGAAACTCGACGAGAAACTTGACCTGATCTCTCTGGTCCTGACCATGGCGTATCGCGGTGGTGTGAACTACAACGACACGATGGGGACCACAAACATCTGGGACACCATCATCTACCGCATCTTGAACGAACAGAAAGTTGCAGTACCACCCAAGGTCGAGAAGGTCAAGACATCGTATCCAGGCGGATACGTCAAGGAACCTCAAGTCGGTTCCCATGACTGGGTGACATCGTTCGACTTGAACTCACTGTACCCGAACATCATTGTCCAGTACAACATGTCACCTGAGACTGTCCTTGATGGTTTCTACAATGACGTGTCCGTGGACGCATTCCTTTCCGGCGACATCGATGTGTCCGGTAGTCCTTTCTCTGTCGCACCTACCGGAATTAAGTTTACTCACGAACGTGAGGGTGTGATCCCCAACATCATTAAGAAATACTATGACGAACGCCGTGTGGTCAAGAAGGAGATGTTGCGACTACAACAAGAATACCAGAACAATCCCACACGGGAACTGGACAACAAGATCACGTCACTGAACAACCAACAGATGGCGATCAAGATTCTGATGAACTCACTCTACGGTGCGTTGGGTAATCGGTGGTTCCGATACTTTGACCAACGTGTTGCGGAGTCGATCACCCTTGCGGGACAACTCGCAATCAAGTGGGCGGAACGTGCGGTCAACGATGAGATGCAAAAACTTCTCAAGACGGAAGAAGACTACGTTGTTGCAATTGACACCGACTCTGTTTACATTCGGATGGGTGATCTTGTTGACAAGTTCAACCCGAAGGATCCTGTAAAGTTCCTTGACAAGATTTGTTCCGAACACTTCGAGAAAGTATTGTCTAAATCCTATGCGGAGATGGCGAGAGTCACCAGTGCAATGGTCAACCGTATGGAGATGGGACGCGAGGTAATCGCAGACCGTGGTATCTGGATGGCGAAGAAACGTTACATCCTCAACGTGCACAACAACGAGGGTGTGCAGTACGCACAACCCAAACTCAAGTTGATGGGTATCGAAGCGGTCAAGTCATCTACGCCTCAGGTTGTGCGTGACAAGTTTCAAGAAATCTTTCGGGTCATCATAGAAGGTACTGAGTCAGACACACAGTCCTTTATTGGGAACTTTAAGACCCAATTTGGGACTCTTCCTCCCGAAGACGTGTCGTTCCCTCGTGGGGTTTCGGAGATCACCAAGTGGCAGGATCGACAGACCGTCTACAAGAAGGGTTGTCCTATCCACGTGCGTGGTGCACTGGTCTACAACGATACGGTTAAGAAGAACGCACTTGACAAGAGGTACGTCTACGTCCAGAACGGAGAGAAGATCAAGTTCGTCTACCTGAAGATGCCCAACCGTCTGGGTGAGAACGTGGTGTCGTTCCCCTTGAACCTACCCAAGGAGTTCGGGTTGCATGACTTCATCGACTATGACATGATGTTCCGGAAGACGTTCCTAGATCCTCTCGAACCAATCCTTGATGCAGTCGGGTGGGCGGCAGAACCACGTGCAACCCTAGAAGACTTTTTCTCTTGACAGAAACCGCGAAGATTTGTTATGATGTGTCTATGTTTGAACTAACACTATTCCGCAATCAGTTTGATAACAAGACTCACAATCGGGTCCAGTTCGATTCGTGGGATAAATTTGTTAAGTGGTTGTATCGCATATCACAAGTGAAAGGAGAGAAGGGTGGAAATAATTCTAGTCCTCTTATTAGTCCTGCTGTTTTCGAAATGGGTTCGAAACGTTCTAATAAATCTACTAGTCATTGGGGTGGTTGGTGCGCTGTTGATGTTGATGATCACAATTTTGGTGTGGATCTTTCAACCCTTGAGCGAAGACTGCAAGATCAATTCGGAGGATACGACTATGTTGTGTACAATACTGCGTCAAGTAGATCAGACAACCTCAAGTTTCGGATCGTCTTCCGACTCGACGAACCCGTCGAAAACGAAAGGATCAAATCCTTCTGGTATGCTCTGAATACAGAACTAGGTGAGATCGGAGATCCTCAGACAAAAGACCTTGCACGTATGTACTATGTGCCGGCGCAGTATCCTAACGCAACATCTTTCTTCTTTGCGAACTCTGGTTCTGCACTCAACGTATCTGAGTTGATTGCAAAACATCCTTACCACGAGAAGACAGGTAATTCTTTCCTAGATAGATTACCAGAAAGTTTACAGAAGGCAGTGATAGAACATCGTAAGTCCCAACTGGACAACACTAACATAGTATGGACATCGTATCACGATTGTCCGTTCTGGCCTAAGTCGTTAGGTGCGGAATATATACAGATCAGTGGTACAGGTTGGTATCACAAAATGTATCAGATCATGGTCGCTGTTGCGGGCCGCGCAACAGAAAGTAACTATCCCATAACTGCACAACAGATTGCGGATATGTGTAAACAGTTCGACGCTGAAACTGGTAACTGGTACGAGAACAGACCTCTCATTGTAGAGGCCGACAGAGCATTGGAGTACATTTACCGAAATGGATAATAAAAGAATATTAGTCACCGGAGCTGCAGGGTTCATAGGATCTCAGTTGTGTCTAAGACTCACAGGAATGGGTCATGATGTTATTGGATGCGATAACTGGAACAGTCATCTCTATGATCCTTGGTTGAAAGTTAAAAGACATACTAACTTTGGTATGCAGATCATGGACATGGACATACGTGATGAACTGATGCTGGGTAACCTTTTAAACGATCAACGTTTGATACCGGATGTTGTGGGCGAACCCTTTGACTATGTTATACATCTCGCCGCACACGCAGGGGTGCGTGACTCGTTTGGGAAAGAATCAGAGTATCACTCAAACAACATTGATGGTACACAGAACCTAATTAATCTGTTCGAAAACTACAGTCCCCAAACAAAATTCATCTATGCATCTACCAGTTCTGTATATGGAGGAACTCCTATTTCAGAGAATGGGTGGAAGGAAGACTTTGTTCAGGCGCACCAACTTAACGCCTATGCATATACCAAATACATCAACGAGTGTCAGTTCGGAATTTCCAAGTTGTTTAGTACAGGACTACGTTTCTTTACCGTGTACGGACCTTGGGGTAGACCAGACATGGCACTCTTCCAATTTACGAAATCAACCCTTGACGGAACGCCAATAAAGGTGTATAATTATGGGGATATGAAGCGGGACTTCACCTACATCGATGATATCCTTGACGGGATCTGCATCGTTTTGGCGAACGTGGAATCTGGAGTCATTCCCAATAATGAGATATTTAATATTGGTAGAGGCGAACAGGTTCAACTGATGGACTTCATCTCAGAGATTGAGAAGAACGTTGGTAAGGAAGTTACGAAGGAGATGGTTGCGAAACATCCCGCCGATACAAAAGAGACGTGGAGTAACACAGACAAACTTCAAAAACTAGGATATACACCGAAGGTCAGTATTGCAGAAGGTGTTGCAAAATTCTATGAGTGGTACAAAAATTTTTATGACGTAGAGGAGACATAATAATGGCAGATAATTTTGATGACTTTGTTCCGAAGACTTCGGACGGTCCATCTCAGGCAGACAAACAGAAACCTATTAGTCCGGATAACCCTTTCAAGTTGGGTATTGTCGGTCATGGGTTTGTAGGTAAGGCAGTAGAGTATGCATTCCTACATCCACTAGTGGACTTGCAGATTGCAGATCCAAAGTATGGTCCAGAGGCATCCATCGATGCGATGGTTGAGTTCGAACCACACTGTGTGTTTGTGTGTGCACCCACACCCATGAACCCCGACAGTGGATTTGTTGATGCATCTATCGTAGAGGATGCGGTACTCAAACTGATCGAACACACCGAGTCTCTTGTTGTTGTCAAATCAACAATCACTCCGGACGTTATTGATCGACTCTACAACTCTATGTTTGAGGACGGTATTGATCGTTTCGTGTACAACCCTGAGTTCCTTACGGAGAAGTCGGCAGAGGAACAGTTTGTAAATGCAGAGTTCCACGTACTTGGTGGTAGTGAACGTGCAACTGCCGAACTGGTAGAAATCTATGACGTGTTCAGTCTGTGTAAGTCTAACGAGTACTTCCGCATGGCGGCCGCAGAGGCATCGTTCGTGAAGTATGCAATCAACACTTACCTTGCAACTAAGGTTACCTTCTTTAACCAACTGTATGACCTGATCAATGCGTGGGGTTGTTCTTACAACATCGTTACACGTGCGGTTGGCCGAGATCCTCGTGTTGGTGTTGGACACACCCGTGTGCCGGGTTATGACCGCAAACGTGGGTTTGGTGGTGCATGTTTACCCAAGGATGCAACCGCATTCTTAAAGTTCTCTGAGGCAGAGGACCAAGAGGGTAACAAGATTAGTTTCGATTTAATCGAAAAAGTCCTTGACATAAACAGCCGATATCGTGCATACTATGAACTAGATGAACGAGAGAAAGCGAACAATATTACTTTTGGAGATGTGAATAATGAGCGTGATGGACAAACTGAAGAAGAACTCGAAGATCAAGACAACGGAGGTACTGTCGGAGAGTAAGTTCTTCACTGAGAAAGATATGGTCCCAACCAACGTTCCTATGGTGAACGTTGCACTATCCGGATCTGTCAACGGTGGAGTTACGCCAGGCCTTACGGTACTTGCGGGTCCATCCAAACACTTCAAGACCTCATTCGCCTTGTTGATGGCGGGTGCATATCTGGAGGCAAAGAAAGATGCGGTATTACTATTCTATGATAGTGAGTTCGGTTCCCCCCAATCTTATTTCCAACAGTTTGGAATTGACACTGATCGGGTGCTTCACACTCCTATCACGAATGTAGAAGAACTCAAGTTTGACTTGATCAGTCAACTCGAAGAGTTGGATCGCAACGATGATGTAATCGTAGTGATCGACTCAATCGGTAACCTTGCATCCAAGAAAGAACTTGAGGATGCAATCAACGAGAAGTCTGTTGCAGACATGTCACGTGCGAAGGCACTGAAGGGTCTGTTCCGTATGTGTACACCATACCTCGCAATGAAGAACATTCCTATGTTGGCGGTGAACCATACGTACAAAGAGATCGGTCTCTTCCCCAAAGATATTGTGGGTGGTGGTACTGGTATCTATTACAGTGCAGACAACATCTGGATCCTTGGACGCCAACAGGATAAAGTTGGTACAGAGATCAAGGGTTACCACTTTGTGATCAATGTGGAGAAGAGTCGATATGTTAAAGAAAAGTCTAAGATTCCTATTTCTGTGTCTTGGGAAGGTGGTGTACAGCGTTATAGCGGTCTTCTGGATGCTGCTCTTGTTGGTGGTTATGTCACTAAGCCTAGTAATGGTTGGTATTGTCGCGTTGATAGAGAAACTGGAGAGTTACTTGACCCGAAGGTTCGTCTGACTCAAACTCTGGAAGAAGAGTTCTGGACTCCGATCTTTGAGTTCACAGACTTCGCAGACTTCCTAGAGAAACAGTACAAGATTGGACTACCTCAACAGGTTGATATGGATGCGATAGTCGATGCCGAAGAAACTTAATGTAGATAAGGTCTCTGAGGGGATTGATTATAAGTTGATCCCCGTCGAAGACTCTCCTAATGATCAGGCGTGGGACATACGTATTCTACGTGGTGATTTCACTGAAACCGTTATTCGTTATGGAAATGTTGCATTCAATGAAATTCAGGATTGCCTTACATTCAATTATAAGGTGGTATTCTCACCTGATCCTTTATTGACATCTGATGACATTCAACTTCAGGAATATGCAGCAGACATTCTGGAGGACATTCTAGAAACCGCCTTCAATGAAGGGTGGGCAATCGCACAGCCGAGGACTTGATGGATATAAACCTAGAACAAACTATACTTCGCAACTTAGTAACGAATGATGAGTATGCGAGGAAGGTTGCAGCATTCGTATCACCGGACTATTTCGAAGGGGTCTATCGTAATCTCTTCAAAGAGTTCACCAAGTTCATTGCCAAGTACAACAAACTTCCGACTATGGAATCCTTCAAGATTGAGATCGATGAGGGTGACCGACTGTCGGATGAACAGTACCGACATGCAATGGAGATTTTGCCCAACATCTTTTCTTTTGAAGAGGTAGACGTAAATTGGTTGGTTGACCGTACAGAGAAGTGGTGTCAAGACCGTGCGGTATTCAATGCAGTCATGGAGTCTATATCCGTAATTGATGGTAAACACAAAACACTAAGTAAGAATGCGATACCGGAGATCCTGAGTAAGGCGCTCGCAGTTAGTTTCGATACCAATATTGGACACGACTATATTGAAAACGTAGACCAACGATATGAGTTCTACCACCAGAAAGAAGAAAGACTTCCGTTCGATCTGGAATACTTTAATTCCATCACTAAGGGTGGTCTACCTAATAAGACCCTCAACATTGCACTTGCAGGTACGGGTGTCGGTAAAAGTCTTTTCATGTGTCATTGTGCTGGAGCTTCCTTGTCTCAGGGAAAAAATGTCCTTTACATCACTATGGAGATGGCTGAAGAACGAATCGCGGAACGTATCGATGCGAATCTACTCAACGTAGCGATTGACCAGTTAGAGAACATGTCGAAGGATATGTTCCGTGATCGGGTTGGAGAACTCGCACGTAAGACTCAGGGTAAGTTGATAATCAAGGAGTACCCTACCGGACAGGCGAACACTTCACACTTCCGTGCTTTGTTGAACGAACTGAAACTGAAGAAGAAGTTTACTCCGGATATTGTCTTCATCGATTACTTGAACATCTGCGCCTCTTCTCGTATGAAGGGTATGGGTGGTGCAATTAACTCTTACTCTTATATCAAGAGTATTGCAGAAGAGATCCGTGGACTGGCAGTGGAGTTCAATGTTCCTATCGTCTCTGCAACTCAGACTACACGATCTGGTTACTCAAACGATGATGTGGGTCTCGAAGATACCTCTGAGTCTTTTGGTCTACCCGCAACCGCAGACTTCATGTTCGCTCTGATCTCTAACACTGAACTAAACTCTCAGGGTAAGATCCTCGTAAAACAGTTGAAGAACCGTTACAACGATCCCACAGTGAATCAGAAATTTGTTGTAGGGGTTGACAGATCGAAAATGAGACTGTATGATTGTGAACAGTCTTCGGAAGAAGAAGGTGAAGTAGTAGATGACCGTCCAGCGTTTGACAAGTCATCTGCGGGAGAACGTCTCAGTGCCGAGAGGTTCAATTTATTTAAGGTATAAATCATGTTTGACAATTGGGAAATTGCAGTGGTCGCCACATTCTTGTTGTGGGCGAGTCACACTATAGGTTACCGATCCGGAATCAAAGCCGGCACTCTCATTGGAATTGAGAACGCACTACAATGGTTGCACGATAATGACTGTCTCGACAAAGACAAGGTTGACTGGGATGACCTCACTTAGAGAACTTATCAAGGTATACGATAATGTTCTCAATGAAGATGTATGTGCACGTTACGTAAGAATTTTCAAGAACAATAAGAAATCGGTCACGTCTTACAAGACTGGTGGTTACCACTTTGACCAATTGGACCTGAACGAGAGCGTTCCTTCTGAGTGCCAGTACGTCTACACCAAACTGTTACCCATCTATAGAAGTTATATTCAAGAGTGTGGTGCGGAGAACTATCTAAAGGTGACAGCGATGGAGGCGTTGCGTATAAAGAAGTACGCAAAGAAATCCACTCAGGAGTTTCAAACCCACGTTGACGTTACGGATTATCCGACAGCTCGTAGAGCGGCTGTCGCAATCATATACCTTAACAACAACGATGGTTCAACTATGTTCCCCGCATTAGATGTTGACGGGGGTGATTTAGAAATCAGACCAAAGACCGGACGTGTCGTTGTCTTCCCACCCATGTGGATGTTTCCCCATGCAGGACTGACACCTAATGATCACGATAAGTACATCATGATGACATGTCTACATTACCAATAAGGAGAGTAAAATGAGTGAGGTTAACCTTGTGGGTCTCACTACTCCTAGTGCTAGCACTGGGTGTCACACGGCGGAGGAGTTGGTTGCATACGCCGCAAGAGTTTCAAACCCGATCAATCAGAACAACGCATTGACCGCACCGAAACTTCTGAAGTATCTGATCAAACATAAACACTGGTCTCCCTTCGAGATGGTGTCAGTAACGATGGAGATCAAGACAACACGTGACATTTCACGTCAGATTGTTCGACACCGTTCGTTTTCATTCCAAGAGTTCTCTCAACGGTATGCGGAAAGTGACACCTTTAATCTACGAGAGGCGAGGTTGCAAGATCCTAAGAACCGACAGAACTCTATCGAACTGGATGACATTGATGATTTTGGAAAGGGTGGTAACAAGACCCCTAATGAACGACTCTACGAACAGTGGAACATGAAACAGTCCGAAGTTATCAACAAGGCGAGACAGGCGTATGAGTGGGCCCTGAACCAAGGTATTGCAAAGGAACAGGCCCGTGCGGTATTACCGGAGGGTAACACTAAGACAACTTTGTACATGTCCGGTACTCTGAGGTCTTGGATCCATTACTGTGATCTACGCATGGCGAATGGTACTCAGAAAGAACACATCGATATTGCGAAAAAGGCATGGGCGGTAATCGGTGCACACTTTCCATCTGTAGTGGAGGCGTTAGACTAATGGAACAATTTGCCGGTTGGATGTTTTTGATTACGTTGGCGATTGTCAATACTGTTGTGTACATGTTGATAGATGGTTATTTCAAAGGTGACATCGAAGGAGTTAAGGACGATGATATATACGACGAAAGTATTTGAAGACAGCGATGGATATCAATGTTTGGAATTTTCTGATGAGATGATGGAAGCGCTCGATTTGAAAGTTGGTGACCAGATCGTTTGGGAACAAAATAAGATTACTGGTCAGTGGAGTTTTAGGAAACAAGATGGAAGTTCAGATACGGAATAAAGACTTTCTCGCAACCCTCAACCATTTCAAAGATGAGTTCTTTAAGGTTGACGGGTACGAGGATCCAAAGTACTTCATGTACTCTTCTGAAGAGGACAGACAAAACGGACAGTACCTTACAAGCGAAGAGTTCTTGAGAGAGGTTTCTCTTAAGGGTGATCCTGTAGGTCCGCCAGATAGACACTATGCACAACCGATTGCGTCTATGGTACGAAGGGATCCGGAAGTCTGGAGTTCGTACATGAATATGGTCAAGTACGAGTTCGCATCTGAGATAGGGGCGCACACCAGTGCACTGTTGTCGTATTACCCGCCAGGCGGTTTCGTAGGTTGGCATACCAACTGGGACGCTACCGCATATCAAGTTCTGTTCACTTGGTCTGAGGGTGATGGTTACTTCACTTATTATGATATCAAGAAAGATGAAGTGGTGACCATACCAGACGTACCAGGCTGGCAGTGCAGACACTATTACTTTGGACCCAAAGAGGAACCTGATAATTTGTGTTGGCACGCCGCATATGCAGGGGGTAAACGGATTACCCTCGCATATAAATTCTGTGGGTATGGTGAAAATGATCCTCGTGATGAGAAGGCGAGACAGTTACGTGACATGTTAATTGAGGAGATTGAGAGTGATTAATCGGAGTTTACTTCGAGAACAACTTCTGGTTAGAAACGTCCATAGGGGACGTGCTAGTGAACACAACAAAGAAGAGTTTGTCGAACTAATTGATAAGTGGAAGTGCTATCTCCATAACGAGGTGGGTATCCAGAAGGGTGACATATGTGCGATTGGTTGTGTCACCAACAAAACAAATTTTCACGCCTTTGTTTTTGCACTTGCAGAACTGGGTGTTGTTATGTTTCCGGGCCACCTGCCTTGGAACAGAGACATCCTAGTTGATGGTGCAATCCCTCTTCTCAAACCTGAACTACTTGTGATAGATGAAGAGGCTTCTCGCATGTGTGAGGGTATCATACCTGACTACCTTGTACATGAAATGGAGAGTTACGGTAACACTGGGTGTCTGATTAACATCGATGATGTTGACCTAGACTCTTATGAAGGGGGTGAAGTGCCTGGCATCTTATCCGGACCCCATGATCTTCTATACATCTCGTATGATGACGGACTGGAAGATGACAGTTTCAATTTCAGGTACTACACACATAAAGAGGTCGCCGCACTCTCTGCACGTAACGGTGCAATATTTAATCTAAAAGACACTCGTGCAATCCACACCTTCAATTTCATTCACGCAGAATCTTTCATGACGTATTTCCTACCGGCTTACATCTACTGTACGGAACATCTGTTAATGAATTTCTGGGACAGGTTGTCCATGTGGAACCCCGTGTTCACAAACTTTGTTGTGTCTGTCATGGAGGAAGAGGGTAAGAAACAAGTCATGATCAAGAACGAGGAGACCCTTGAAAACATGGTCGCTCGTATGTCTAAAAAATCTAGGAGAGATGTGACATTCATTTACCCCTATGGTGAGTTCACGGAGAACCTACACCGTATTATAAAGAAGTGGGATCTAAGAGTTGCGATCCTAAGTGGAGAAAAGAGGGCGCAGGCGTTTAATCTGTTCTGCAAGGTGGTTGACAAAAAGACACCGTTCGAAGAGGGTAACGTAGGAAAACCCCTTGACAACTTCTATAATATTTTGTATAATGAAAGGGAAAAGGTCGCACTGGTTCGTGCAAAACCGTGTAGAGAATTCGTGCAACTTTCTCATTTTTATGACAAGAACGAGGCGGGTGAGTACATTCGGTTACATAGAGTGTTCAAGAACCCGTACTCAAGACCAGTGAAGGAGATTCTGGGTCATGAGAACTTCGACATACTATCCAAGTACGGTAGAAACTACTTGGTTGTATACGAAGACTTTACCGCCGAAGAGAACGAGAAACTCTCTGACCTTCGGTATTTTAAGGATATCGTACACCAGTCTAGGGAAGCGTTTTGTCTCGACAATCTAAGATGTCGATACTGGCACAACCTGAAGAGTCAACTGGAGTATGGTTTCGATGATTATGAAACTGATAGATTGAGGTATAGAGATGTCGAAAAAGAAGGATAGAAGTGGTAGGGGTAGTATTGATGACATCACTCCAGAAGAGTGGAACGAGATGGCCCGTAAACATAGGGAAGAGAAGTTTGGAAAGAAGGAGGACACTATTAAAGTAGATGGTATAACTGTTGATACTGTGCCCCTAGACTTTACAACTAGTATCGGAAATCCCTACACACTTGACTATGGGGACGCCACTACAGTAACCCTGACTGTTACTGATGATGACTATGGCAGCGTTGAACATCGTCCGGACTATAAGTTCCGTGAGGATGAGTTGATCAAGGAATTTAAAGAGTACATCGATAGTACGTACAGCGCCCACTATTGTCAGTCCGGTATCCAGTCAAGTGAGGTTATCATTGACAGGGGAAGAGGTATGGGTTTCTTTCTAGGTAACGTGGATAAATACAACAGTCGCTACGGTAATAAGGGTGATGTATCTGATCACCGCAAAGACCTAATGAAAGTATTGCACTACGCACTACTGGCGTTGTATGTTCACGATCTAGAAAATGGATAATTTATGTTACTAGTCAATGGTTGCAGTTTTACATATGGGGATGAGTTGGAGGGTTGTAATGATGACCCCCCTACTCACTGGCCTAGAAACTGGGCAAGTAAGTTAAGTAATCATCTTGGTTTTGAGGAACCACCAGTAAATCTTGCAACCTGTGGCGGAGGTAACGAAAAGATTTTCCGTGATCTCACAGTGTACCTTGCGGATGCACAGGCGGGAAAGAGAACCATGCCCACTCACATTGTGGTTATGTGGTCTGGGTTTACTCGACATGAGGTCGCTGAGTCCAGAGAGGTTCACAACGAAAAGTGGTTGAACATAAAACGATATGATGACATGACCCAATATTCTCCGGAGAGAATCGATATTCTTGACGAGAGTAAGTGGGGTGCGATGTACATGTATATCCATAAGGGTCATGAACCAAGAACCGATATTCTACACACCCTTACTTTCATGTTAAGTCTACAAAACACATGTGATACTCTTGGTATTAAATTGATTCAAGGCGCTTTCCATAAGATGATGTATGATATGATGATCTACATGACTCAGGAAAATGGACGAGATAAAATTTTTCGCAATTGGCAGAAACAGTGTAATGAACATCTGGGTAGACTAAAGAAAGAGTCTAGGATTGGAATGGGACATTGGAAAGACCTCTACACTCTCGCCAAAGAGAACTATACGATCCACGAACACAATCATCCAGACGAAGACGCACATACAGAGTATTCGA